GGCGACAACAAGCTGTATGTGCTGGCCGATATGCCCCGCGATATCTGGCACATCTACAACCACGCCAGTGTGGTCGACGGCAAGTTTACCTTTGCCGATCCGAGCGAAACCACCCGCAACACCGCCGCGCTGGTGAACTGGTCCGATCCGGCGAATCACTACAAAGACACACCGGAAGTGGTTTATGACAACGATCTGGCGATGCGCTTCGATTACAGCCAGCTCGAAATGACGGCCATCGGCTGCACCCGGCAGTCAGAGGCAAACCGGCGCGGGCGCTGGGCGCTCCTCACGAATGGCATCGGTGAGGTGGTGACCTTCAGCACGGGTATGGATGTTCCCCCTGTCGGGGAAGTGATCGGCGTGGCCGCGAACGAGCTGGCCGGCAGGGTGATTGGCGGCAGGGTCAGCGCGGTAAGCGGCCGTAATATCACGCTCGACCGTGCCGCAGATGTCAGGGCCGGTAACCGGCTTTTCCTCAACCTGCCCTCGGGTGTGGCGCAGGCACGGACCGTGCAGGCAGTGAACGGCAATATCGTCACCGTCACCACTACATACAGTGAAACGCCTGAGGCGGAGTGCTGCTGGGGTGTGGATGCTGACGATCTGTTTATCGCGCTCTTCCGCGTAACCGGCACCCGTGACAACGATGACGGCACTTTCGAGGTGACCGGCGCGACGTACAGTCCGGATATTTACGCCGCGGTCGATACCGGCGCCCGGCTCGATGAACGGCCGATCAGCGTGATTCCGTCCGGCGTGCAGGCGCCGCCGGAAAATATCGTCATCGACAGCTATTCGACGGTCAGCCAGAACATAGCGATCACCACCATGCGTGCGGCATGGAAACCTGTTAAAGGGGCGATTGCCTATGAGGCAGAATGGCGCCGTGACAGCGGCAACTGGGTGAGCATGCCCCGCACCTCCTCTCAGGGGTTCGAGGTGCCGGGTATCTACGCCGGGCGTTATCTGGTGCGGGTGCGGGCAGTGAACGCCAGTGATGTCTCGTCGATATGGGCGACATCAGCTGAGGTCACACTCACCGGGAAAGTGGGTAATCCGCCGAAACCGCTGGGCTTCACCGCCTCGGAAACTGTTGTGTTTGGCGTCGAGCTGAACTGGGGCTTCCCGGCGAACACGGACGACACGCTGAAAACGGAGATCCAGTACAGCCTTACCGGCAGTGCTGACGATGCCATGCTGCTGGCCGACGTGCCTTATCCGCTGCGTAAGTATCAGCAGATGGGGCTTAAGGCCGGGCAGATTTTCTGGTACCGCGCGCAGCTGGTGGACCGGACCGGTAACGAATCCGGGTATACCGACTGGGTTCGCGGCCAGTCCAGCACCGATGTGACCGACATTACAGAGGCGGTGCTTGCGCAGATCAAGGATACCGAACTCTTCAAAGACCTCATCGAGAACGCCGTTGAGAGCAGCAAGGCGGTCGCGGATCTGGCTGAGGCAGTGAAGCAGAACGCCGACGGCCTGGCTGCGGCTGCAGGCGCAAACCGCCAGACAGCAGAAGCGATTATCGGTAATGCCCTGGCGATCGCGGATGTCGTTGTCCGGCAGTCTGCCCAGCAGGGTGCTAACTCCGCGAAATTTGAGCAGTTGCGCGAAGTTATCGCCACCGAAACAGAGGCACGCGTTACGGATGTGATCCGCCTGGAGGCAAAGACGGACCAGAACGCCGCCGGCATCACCGAAGTGCGCCAGGCGCTGGCAACCGAAACCGAGGCACGGGCGACAGCTGTCGACCAGCTTACCGCGCAGACGCAAGAGAATAAGGCCAGTGTCACAGCGCTGACGCAGACCGTGACGGATCTGGACTCGTCTACCGCCTCGCGCTTTGAGGAGATTTCGGCAGAGATCGCAGGCATTGATGGCAGTGACATCAGAGGGGGAATACAGAGCAACTCCATTGCGCTGATCACCACCACGCTGGCGCAGGTTAACGATCGCACACGGCTCAGCGTGCAGTACGGCGACAACAAGGCCGGGATTGAGCGTGTTGATAACGTGATGGCCGATGCCAGCCAGGCTGTCGCGGAGTCGCTCAGGTCGATGGATGCAAGTTCCGGCGCCGGCACGGCAAACACCACCGACTTTGCGAAAACCATGGCTGACTTCTCGCAGGTTTCGGCGACAAAAATCAATACACTTTCAGTGACAGTCAACGGGCAAAGTGCTGCGGTAACGCAGGCATCGCAGGCAGTCGCAGATATCAGCGGCAACCTCAATGCGATGTACAGCATCAAGGTGGGGGTTGATGCGAACGGGCGCCAGTACGCCGCAGGGATGGGTATCGGCGTACAGAACACGCCGGCGGGCATGCAGTCGCAGGTGCTCTTTCTGGCCGACCGTTTCGCCGTGATGACACAGGCGGGCGGGACGGTGAGCCTGCCGTTCCTGGTGCAGAACGGGCAGACATTCATCAACGAGGCCTTCATCAATTATGCGTCGATCACCCTCGCTCGCGTGGGCTCCTGGTATTCAGCAAATTACGTGGCCGGGCAGACCGGGACCATCATGAAGGCGGACGGGACGTTTGAGGTCAACGGTGCGGTATCAGGCCAGGGACGCATGCAGATAACGAATAACCGCATCATCTCTTACGATGCGCAAAACCGGCCGGCAGCCGTTATGGGGCAACGCTTATAATGCAGATGTTTATTGCAGGGACCAGCTTTGACGCCATCAACGCTATGGCGGCAAGCTACGTTCTGGATGTCATCACCATTACCGGCACAGGGAGCAAGACCTACTCCCTTTCCGGTGTGTCGCTGACATATGCCATTGTGAATGATTTTATGGGAGGGCAGTTAACGGGCGCAACCTACAGCGTCAGTGTCATCGGATTAACCGTATCGTGGAACGTCAATAATGCCGTCACCCTTATTGTGTACGGCAGCCCGGTAGCGGGCACGCAGAGTGACTACTTCGGCTTCCAGCTGTTCCAGTACATAAACGGGGTGAGGACGGTCAAGCTGGCCCCGAATTATGTGCCGCTGTGCCTGCGCCAGATTATAGATGTGCCGGCCGGCGCGCGGACCGTGCAGACGCAGGTTCCGGCGGGCAACCCGGTAATGTGTTTTCACCGTCACACCGGCGAGGCGATGGATTTGTGCTGGTGGAAGCCCGTCACGGCCAGCGGGTATCACGCCCTGCAGTTCCCCACTGCGGCAAGTAACCAGACCGGGTGCCGGGTGTATGTATTTTCGAATATTCTCTCAAATATCCCGGATTATGGCTTCTTCCTCTACCGGGACGGACAGATGGTCTGGCACAGCAACAGCCTCCCGCTGCAGGTCATTCCACTGACTAACGGGGATATCACCAGCGCCACGCCGCTGGCGGTGTCATCGAGTGTCACGTCACATATCTTCGTGCCTCAGGACCCGGCATATCCGACGGGATACAGCAATTTCATGTGTGCATCAGCGGGAAAAGACGGGGCTGCGTATAAAGTGCAGGTCGGGAAAGTATTCCAGAGCACATATATCAGCAACCCCGATGAAGGAAGGAGGATGAGAGGGTGGGCATGCGGCGGTGTCGGGTATATCGACACCCGGTTCTATGACCAGTACTACAAAAATGCGCTGGGTATCACCTGATACTGTCACTCAGTCACCGGCAGCCTGTCGCAGGCCGAGGTGTCTGTAAAAGCACTGCGCTCAACCCACTGATAACCGAAGCTGCCGCCGGAGAGATATTCGGTGGTGCTGACCGGTTTTCTTATGCCGAATACCGGAACCGACACCCGGTTTTTCATCACCACAGCCTCGTTATAACACAGCGGGGGCGTATTGCTGGCGCAGCCTGATGCCATTAACGAAACCAGCACAACCGCCGCAGCGTTAATCATTTTCATCTTTATTCCCTGAACCGTATGGATGTGAATCCATTCTATTGGCCGCCTGGTCAGGCGCTAAATAGATTAAACAGATCAATATTTCCTGATTGATCGACTTTATCGATCATTTATACGCGCGCCGTATTCTGGCGCCATGCCCGGAGAAAACATGATTTACACAACTGGCTCTATTGCAGTCAGCGGCAATACGCTGACCGGCACCGGCACGAATTTCACCGCAGCAGGCTCCCTCATTCGTAACGGCTGCACGGTGCTGGCACTGACCAGCCCGGCGCAGACTTTCCAGATCACCTCAGTCGACAGCGCGACCAGCCTCACAGTTACCCCGGCGGCCAGCCCTGCGATTCCCGCCGGCACGAAGTTCGCCATCCTGCTGAGCGACAGCCTGAGCGTGGATGGCCTGGCACAGGATATCGCCGAAACGTTCAGCATGTACCAGCGGTACATGGGCGGCTTTGCTGACGTGATGAACAGCAGCGGAGATGTGACCATCACCATCAACGGTCAGCCCGTTACCGTGCCCGGTCAGAAATCGCTGGCGAAGAAGGGGGCTAACGCCGACATAACCAGCCTGAGCGGATTGACAACAGCGATCACACTTGCTCAGGGCGGTACCGGCGCAAAGACGGCAGCAGGAGCACGCACCAGTCTGGGGCTGGGAAGTATGGCCACCCAGAGTTCTGACGCGGTAAACATAACTGGTGGATCCGGGACATTCACCAGCCTTAGCTCTGACGCGGTGACCATCACCGGTGGAACAGCTTCTCTTGGCACTATCGAGACAAAAGCGGGTGCGGAGCAGCCACTGGTAATACGCACCGCTCCGAGTGGGCTTGGCTATATACGTTTCAGGGATGCGTCTGAAAATCCACTGGCTTATCTGGGATTCGGAGCGAGTGGTGCCCAGCACTTTATTCTGGCGAGCAACATCGGAGTAAATAGCGTCACGCTGAATACTACCGGCGCTGTGACAGTAAAAGCAGGGGGTGCTAACTACGCTTTCCAGACAAACGGAACCGCTACGGGGCAGCTGTGGCAGAGCACATCCGATGTCAGGATCAAGAAGGATATAAAGACCATCACAAATGCGCGTGAGGTAATCAGTGCAATCAGCGGGTATACCTTCAAGAAGAGATACAACCTCTATGAAGTCGCCGAACCGCTTTATACCGAAGAGGCGGGGATCCTTGCCCAGGAGCTTGAGCTGGTGGCGCCTGAAGCCGTCTCAAAAAATGATTTCGGCGCCCACGACCTCGAAAACAATCCGATTGATGATTTACGCGCGGTCAACTATGCGGGGATCACACCCTACCTGATAGAGCTGGCGAAGCTACATGAGGCAGAGATTACTGATTTGAAGGGAGAAGTGGCACAGCTTAAGGCGCTCGTGTCTGCCATGGCGCAGGGCTCTTAAATAAAAAAGCCCCGGCGACGGGACAGTTACATTCCGTGCATGTCTGGTGCAGGCTACGGGACTGCATTAACTTTGGTCGAAAGATGATTTAACTTAAGAAAAATATTCGGCTGTTCAAGCCGTTGACAAATCTTCTTGCCGCTTCGTCTTGATAAGCTCTGAAATTCAAAATACTGTATATAAAAACAGTATTGAGTAGGTGCACATCATGCCCAGAAGAGACGATATCGAGACAGCATTCAGGCAGGCCATATTTATGGAGCCCAGCGGGCGACGCACGGTTACCACGGCAGATTTTGTGAAGGTTTTGCTCACGTTTAACTGGGACTGGACACCGCGCGAGGCTAACCAGTGGATCGAGGGCCACGTCAGCACGTTCAAAGATATCTCTCAGCAAGAGGGAGAACTCCGCACCTTCATGATGTACAACCCGAACGGAGGCCTGTGATGGGATTCCCTTCGCCAGCTGCTGATTACATGGATGAAAAGATATCGCTCGACCATGAGCTGATCCGCGTACCTTCCGCGACGTACTTCCTGCGCGCCGGCAACGAGTCACGGCGTGAGGCGATAAAGAAAGGTGCTTTGTTGATTCTGGATATGTCGGCCGCACCGGTCGATGGATCCATTGTGATGTGTCACCTGGATGAGCAGATGCGCATGCTGCGGCTGCGTCTTCATCCTCGCCCGAGGCTGGAAGAACTGGACAGACCGGAAATCACCTACCCAATGACGAGTGATGACTTCGAAGGCCGGCTGGTTTTAAAAGGGGTGATCACCTATATCATCAATGACGCCAGAACAGGGGAGTTTGACGACTGTCCGGTGATGTAATTTGTCAGGGGTTTTACCTTTGACAAATTTCAGACATAAAAAACCAGCCGTAAAATTCTGGTTTAATTGGAGAATTTTGGTCGGCACGAGAGAATTTGAACCTCCGACCCCTGACACCCCAAGGCAGAGGCTTATATCTTAAGGGCCGCTTAGTGCCAGAAGCGGACGTTGCTAACACTTGAATGTAATAATACACTGCGAACAGACCATAGGTTTGCGCATCTTTCAGAAACTTGCCCCCTTTGATCCTCGGGCTTTATGAGGTTATCGAGCTTCTCGATACGGACACAGTTACCTTCGCCCACGTAACATAATGCTATATTTATAGCTGGTTCGTTTAGCGGAGAATTTATGGATTCGGGCGAGGATGATAATGAAAAAATACTGGAACTCATTGGTAGCATTGCCCGCAAGCTACTCAGCCAGAAAGGCATAGCACGGAAGGATGATCTGATAAATGCACTGGAGTTTCTCAGCAAAAGCACCGCTGACCCGCGTGTGCGGGAAAATAGTATAAGGGCAATTCAGATGCTGAGTGACCGGATACATTGACTTAGTGAGGCAGAACGTACCCGGTGTAGTAAAGATGCAGGAAAACTACCAGTGACCGTCACTCTGCTGGCAAGGAAATTCGCGCGATAACGGTTTTATTTCAGCACCACAATTACCGGAACAAAGGGCTATGGCGAGAAGTCTGATGGCCTGCCGGATTGCTTCTTTAATAACTTCACGACGGGCAGCCTCTGTCTCCACCTCAAGCATCTGTTTCAGTTGTCGGGCCAGGGTGCGCGCGCTGACGTCATCATCGCCCTCAAGCAGTGTTAATATGGCTTCGCCAATAACGATATTGATTTCTTTTTCACTCCTGAACATATCAACCATCCTGTTGCCTGGCGGTAAAAGTCCGTCGCGGCGGACAAGCAGTATTGCTTTTGAGCGGTCATAGTCTGTGTCTGATTTTCAGTTGCAGCACGACCTGGCTGAAAATGTGAAATCATATCTGCCCTGAGTGTAACAGAGTGAGACCAGTCTGCCAGAATTTTAAACAGCACGGCCACGTCTTTCATTAAGGCTCTGTCGGGATGGTGATGATTCTTAAAGTATCGTGCGTATGTTTCTGATTAAGGATCTTTTGTGCCAGAAGTTGACGTTACTAAGCCTGCACTGCATTATTTGTGGGCGCAGGTTTGAGGGGAAAACATGCACCACTAGCAGTGGTTAAAACTGCCGAAACAATTTAATCGCAGATGCAAATCAACAGTTGCAGCATAACCACTATCATCTTGCCCTTTATCATGTGAAAACATTAAAACTCTGTAGACTCAATTCACCGCCGCCTTACCTACACCAGAAAGGTAGCGGTTATTGGCGGATCAGAAAATATGAATCGCCCGGGGGGCTCCTGCGAATCAATATTCTGACTTCTGGCTTATACTAATCAAAAGCCACCCATTGTGGCCTTTTCTCAACTTCAGGGATGCCTATGAAAAATGTTATGGTGTTCTTCAATCGGCAGCAAGTAGTGGTTGTCAGGGTTGAAGATGGCACTACGACAATACTCCGTGAATACCCGAATGGTGAGGAAACTCATCTTAAGATCAGGTATGCGGGAGTTCATTCGTTGACTGGCGATCATATTGAGTTTTGTGTAGCTGCAGACAGAGAAATTACATCAAATGAAATCGTCGAAGCTGCAAACAAACTGTTGAAATAGCTCGAGCTAGCTATTTTCTCAAATAAAAAAGCCTTCTGAACGAAGGCAAACTTGAGGTACAGCATTGGTTCTTGTTTTTAGTTCCCTCAATTCTCTCTGAAGGTGTGGCTCATCCATAAGCCATTCCCTGGGTCGGGTTGCGCACCATTCTGCTAAGT